CAGCACGGCCTTGACGATCTCGGAGAGCAGGGCTGACAGCACGAGCGTGAGGATGATTCCCATGCCGTAGTTCTGGCGTTCGCTCCGTTCGATGCTCTTGGCGATCTCGTGCATTACCATGCCGTAGGACTCGGCCTTGGTCTGGCCCATAACAAGGTGCGGGAACTTGCGGACCACTCGCCTGGTGAGCCGGGCCACGAGCGGCCTGCCTGCGGCGTAGCGGCGCGGGGACAGCTGCGACCACACGTAGGCGTCCAGGTCCTCAAGGCTCATGGCTTGCAGCTCCCCGAGGTACACAGCACAGACTTGGCCTTCTTGCCTGTGCCCTTGCACGCCGGGCACGTCATCACAATCCGCCCGTCTCCGATCTTCCCCGTGCCGTCGCAGTTGTCGCACTTGTCCGAGGCCGGGGCCGGCGTCATCTGCTGCCCGAGCTGCACGGCCATGCGGGCTGTCTCGCATGCCAGGTCCGCGACGATGTCGGGCCGATCAACGGCAGTGGCGTTGACGCAGCCGGCGACGAGGGCCAGGAGCAGGATGCGGGAAAGCCTCACAGCACGCCTCCCGTCCAATCGGGCAGCATGCGGGGCGGGAAGCCTGCGTATCCGCTCAGGGCGAATGAATCGTCGCCGCTGACCATGCGCGTGAAATCTTTTGCGCGCACCCAGCCAGCAGACTTCTGGAACTGCGGCGGCAGGTTCTTGTCGACCGTCCCGCCGTAGCAATCCGCCCAGCTGTTCACAACCAAGATGGCGGGCTCGGGGCTCCATTTCACGCCCGCTGCCACTTGGCAGTGCATCCAAGTGCCCATGGGTGACATGTAGCCATCACGCAGCGTCATAGAAAATCCCATTGAGCTACAGACGGCCGTTGGATAGCCCGACTGCAAAGCCTTTGCACAGTCCTCAAAAGACCGAATGAGGGCCGTGCTCTGCACCTTGTGCTTCGCGGCGTAGGGCTCGAGCTCGTCGGGCACGCCATCGCGGCCCCAACTCTTTTCGCGTGTGCCGCTGTTGTCGAGAAACTTTTGGCCGCCGTAGTCGATGCCGTAGTGCAGCGTGCCGAACCTTGTGACCGCCTTTGCCGCCGCGCCGCCGTAGGAACCGTCGCCACCAAGGTTGCGCTTGCCGGAAGTTTCGACGCGCGCAAACCCGTACACGCTGGCCTCGAGCACCCGGCCGCCGTAACTCTCCGTTTCACGGCGTAACAGGATGTCGCACGCGGCGAGGATGTCGCATGACAAGGCCCAGCCCCAGCCGACGCAGCTGCCGATCTTCTGGGCTCCACGCTTCCAGCTAGGATCGCACGCAAGCAGATACTGCCCGAGGAACACGTCGCGGCTTTCGTCCAACACGAGATCCGGCCCGGCCTGGGCAAGCGTCGGGCGGGCGAGCGTCGAGAGAAACGCATCGGTGCCCTCACGATCGGGCACGTACCCCATGAGCGGCAGGAAGTCGGCCATATCAGCCCCTCCCGTAGCCAGCCCACGCAATCGCACGGCAAGCCTCGGCATACCGTCGCTTCATCTCGGCATCCACCGGCTTCACGTCCAGGCCCACGGCCTCGCTCATGACAGCCTCAACGGCTTCACGCAGCCCCGGCATGGTGCCAGGCTGCACGCCAGCCATACGCCGCCAGGCTATGTCGAGCGATAAGACGGTGAAGCCACGCAGCGAGCGGCTGTCTGTAAAGACGGCCTCTTTGCCTTCGGGTGCAGCGACCACTACAGCGGCCTTCTCCCACACGGATGCCCAGATGGCACGCTCGGCAGGGTTGGCCCCGGCCAGTGCTCGAGCAACGCCAGCAACTCTCGTCTGCATCTCCACGCTCGGCGTCTCCAGGTTGATCGTCGGCACAGGCACGCTGGGCAACTGCAGCAGCCTTGGCAGCTGCAAGCCAGACGCTACAGCCAGCAGCAAGGCAACAGCGCCCCAACGCATCAGCCCGCCGCCACTGGCTCGTACGGCCTTGGCGGCGCGCTCGGCCGCAGCTCGGATCTCCGCCCAGTACGGCGAAGCTGCGAGAGCAGCTGCGGCAATGACGCAGCAGGCGCGTAGAAGCGAGTCATTCACTTCGCGGCCTCGGCTTGAAGCAGCAGGAACCGGACGAGTGCTTCGCCTTCCTTCGTCTTCAGAATGTCGGCGAACAGTCGCACGAGCTGATCGTCCACCTGTGCGCTTGTCTTGCTTGCGAGCCATTCGGCGGCGTCGCTCACCACGAGCGACTTCCTGTAAGGGTCGATCTCATTGACGAAGCGCTGGCCGTAGCCGACGAGCGGAGCCCAAGCCTGAAGTAGGGCGAGCTGCTGCCAGATGTTCAGCATCGGCCCGAACTTGGCGTATTCGTCTGCGGTGCCCTGATAGTTCGGCATGGTCATGGCGAGTCCTCCTCACCCGATTCTGCCGGGCCGTCCTCGGCCTCTGGCAGAGGCCACACGCACGTATCACTGACGAACTGATACACGTCGTGCCAGCAGTCGCCCGCTTCTTCCCAGGCGTCTTTGCGATCAAGGAGAAACGGCTGCGAAAACACCTCCTCATAGCCGGGAATGATCTTCCCGCTGGCGTCCTGCATCGTGATGTAGACGTAGCGCCGGCCGTACTCCACGACAATCCGCCGCTCGATGTGGTCCTGGTGCTGCATCATTCGTCCTCGAGCTGCCCAAGTGCTTCGCGGGCCTCGTCGGTCATCTCAATCCGCCGCAAGTGGACGTGCTGTGTCTTGATCACCGCCCGCTCCTCGCGGGTGCGAGCGTCCCACTTGGCTTGTATCTCTTTGCACGCCTGGATGATCTCGCGTGGCGTCGGGTCTCGCATGTCGCAGCGGCGTGGCTTGAACCGCAGCCGCCGGTCATTGCGAAGCGGCAGGTGCCACACGTCGCGGAGCCGGATCACCTGGTCGCGGGTAATCGTGTAGCGCTCGCACAGTGCCCGCATGGGCATGTGCGTTTCCCAGTCGGCGCGAAACGCCGTCACGCTAATCGTGGCAGTTACGCCCGCCATCGCTCGGCTCCATCCAGTGCATGACCGTTCGCATGGCCGGGTCGAGATACAGACGCAGCCCCGTACGCTCTGCCATCGTCTGATGAAACGGCACGTGCTCGCAGTCGCGGCCGTGGTACGTGCCTTTGAGGTAGGCGTACGTGTCGTAAATGCACATTCCGCCAAAGGCCGACACGACATGCACGGGCGGCGAGCCCACCGGCGGAATCCACTGGTGCTTCCATCCGCCAAGGCCAGCGGTGTAATCGTCCCACGCAGAGTTCAGACGCAGCGCCCAGGCGTCGTAATGCGTCCAGCCCTTGGCCAGCTTCGGCTGCTTGTCCTCGCCCATCGTGAGCTGCGGGTATTCAATGAGCGACACGCTAGCCATACCTGCAGCGTCTGGCGTCATCAGCAGGCGGCCGAGGCCGTGCATGAAGCCAGAGTGTGACCACCCACCCCACGAGTCGAAGTCGATCGCTACCACGTAGTCGGCATGCCTAGCGTTCTCCCGCACCCACGTTTGGCACGCCGTGCGGTACTCGGCCAGCGCTTCCGTGCGGCGGCCTGCGAACTCCGTGGTGTATTGCTGGCGGCCCAGCCGCTGGCTTGTGAACGTCGCCTGCGGGAACTCACGGCAGAAGTCCATGAGCACCTGGTCGGTGGCGTCCGTGTTGTCGTTCGTCTCTACGTGCAGCCGCCACTCCCGGCACTTGGCCGTCAGCATCTGCAGCCGCCCGAGGTTGTCAGCCAGCCAACGGTCGCAGTTGCGGGCGAGCCCAACGAAGACCACGCTGGCGTCGGCCAGCTCGCTCTCGCCGATGTCTACGTGCCGCTTGAAATCGGCCGAGAACGGCTCAAGCGGATACACCAAGTGATCCGGCACTACTTTCGCCATGCGACACCTACTCCGTAAGGCTCAAAGATCATTCGGTGTGGTGCGTGATGCTTTGCGACGAACTCGCCGAACACGTCAGCCAGGTACATGTGCTCGGGATGCGTAATGTCGTGGAACACGACGCAGCCGCCGGGCTTCACGAGCGGCCAGACGTTATTGAGATCCGCCAGCCCGCCCTCTGCGGAGTGGTCGCCGTCCACAAGCACTAGGTCGAACGTGTCAGCCTTCTCTGGCATTAGGGCCGGGATCGTGTCGCGGCTGTTGCCGTCGAGAAACGCACGCCGCCCGTCGAAGCCAAAGTCATCCAGCAGCTGGTCGATGTGGGCGTGGCTGCCGCGTCCACTGCCGCCCCAGTCCGAGCCCCACATGTCAGCCACCCACACTGACTCAATGTCTGGGCCGGCATTCTCCAGCACCACCCGCAGGCTGCCGCCTTCGCGCGTGCCGATCTCGAGGTAGTGCCGCACCGTGTGCGTCTGGCAATGCTCGGCAAGGTACTGGTACAGGCTGGCGTTGCTCATGTGATCCGCACCGTGGTGCGGCCCTCCGTGCCATATGACTTCTCAACCACCAGCCGCCGCACCTGCGTGTCATCGACCCAGGCCACGCCGTTCAGAGCGTCGAGCACAGCCTTGGCGACGTTGTCCACGTCCTGGCGTGGGATCTCGGGTGCCGTCTCCTTCACGCCTCGTTTCGTCTTGTGGTACTTGGGCCTCACAAAGACGGCGTCGATGACCACGTTTACTGTGCCACGGCCTGCCGTCGCCCCGGCCTTCATCGCCTCGAAAGCAATCGCCCGGCGGTAGGAATGGACGGGATGCTTCTGCGGCACGTATGCCCGGGCGAAGCCTCCACGGGTTGAGACGCGAGCTCGAGGCTGCGGCACGGGGTCGCCCGGCACGCTGAACGTGATGGCGTTCACGATGCCCTCGCCGCGAAGTAGAGGCCGACGTTGGCGAAGGCATACCCCAAGTAGGCAACGGCCAACCCAACCTTGCCGTGCAAGGCCAGATCGGCCGCCACCACGAGATAGATGCCGCCCGTCAGTGCGATCAGCCAAGGTGCCATGCACGCAGCATGGCGACGGCGTCAAGCGTGCCGGCCTCCGCTTGGCTGGCAGATCCCGGCCCGCCACTTCGACACCTTCGATGTGGTCGAGCAGTCGGGCTCGGCCCGCCTCTGTGCAAAGTGCTTCTCACGGCACTCTGCCGCGCGCTGTGCAATCTCGTCGGGCGTCGGGTCGTTGCCGTGCTGGTTCTTGTCACGCGGCCGTGGCGGCAGCTTGTGCCGCGCCACGAGCCGCGTGAGATGCGTCGGGCTGATGCCAAGCATCTCCGAGATCCGCACGCGAGTCAGCGCGTGGTCGTTCCACAATTGGTACAGCAGGGGCAGGTCAACGTGTCGCACTATTGGCATCGGTTCACTCCGCTGCCATCGGCATAACGACGCCCGTGTGGCAATCCGTACGCAGGATCACCGCCGACTGCCCGTCCTTCGCCTGGACGCTCACCGTGGGCTCGCCGTCCGCCGGCAGCCCTTCGAGCCACTGCCGCACGTAGCGAGGGTCCAGCTTCACGCTGCAGGCCGTGCCAGCCTCCACGAGTTCGCACGTCACGCTCGACTCGCCGGCCTCGCTGGACTTGCCGTGCAGCCACAGCCCCGTGCCGCTGAAGGCGAAGTCAATGCCACGGCTGGCTTCGGTGGTAACGATCGCCGCCGCCTTCACCGCAGCCAGCAGCTGCTCGGCCAGCACGGTGGTCGGCTCGCAGTCGAGATCCGGCACCACGTCGCGCCACCTGGGGAAGCGGCCTTCGATTAGCCTGGCAGTCACAGTCGCCGTGCCGATCGTGGCCACGATCTCTTTGCCGGTCGCCTCCAGCTGGATCGAACCATCGGAGTCGGCCAGGGCCAACCGAGACAAGATGCCCATCACCCGGCTCGGCACGAGAGTCTGCGAATCGTCCACGGCCAGGTCGTGCTCACACTCCACGAGCGAAAGCCGCCGGCCGTCCGTGGCCACGAAAGACACCGTCTCGCCCTTCACCTCAATGAGCACCGCGCCCAAGGCGAACCGGCTCGAGTCATCATCCGTGGCGAAGTTCACGCCCCGCACGGCGCGGCAGAACTGATCCGCCGGCAGCCGTGTCACGGGCTTCGCGTCGGCCGGCTCCCATAGCGGGTACTCGCTGGCGTTTTCCGTTGGCAGTGTCCAGGTGCCACTGCCCGCCCGCACCACGCAGGACGTATCGCCCGGCTCCAGCGTCACCGTGTCGCCCGTCGCGGCCCCGAGGATCTGCGAGAGCCTGCCGTGTGGCAGCAGGATCGCGTCACCGTGGTAGTCGATCGCCACGTCGATCCGCACTTCGCCGTCCGATCCAGTCAGCAGCCCGTCGCCCAGACGCACCGCCTGGTAGATCGGCTTCGGGCTGCGCGTCGGCACAGCCGGCGAGACTGCGGCCAGCGCCGCCTTTAGGTCAGACGCCGCCAGTTCAATCCCGTTTCGTTTCTTCGTCGCGGTTGCCATGTCTCGATTCCTTTCGAGTGAGTGAAATCCCTATCACGATCCCAAGGCCGAACGTCAGCATCAGGATAAGTTCGCCAAGTGAGAGCATTACGAAGTCGCGAATGGTCATTGGGGCACCTCAAGCTTTTTTGAAAGCGTGAGATTTCTGTCTAGCGACGCCTCAAGAGCGTCTGCGGCCTTTTCTAAATACCAGCGGCTGTCGTCGTCTGTTTCGTCAGCCCACATGTGAATGCGAAGCATCTGCACGAGTTGGCGAGGAGACGGGGGGGGCACTTTTTTATTGCTCATGCGTCCACCTCTTGAAGCGGGCGAATCGTGCGAGACTGACGCTCGTTCCACGCTAAATAGCCCTTCTTCCTAAGCGGCAACAGGTGGCACATGGCACCGTTTGGCGAGTCGAACCTGAACGCTAGGCACAGCTCGCGCACCGTGGGCGAGTAGCCGTGGGTGGCGATGTACTGCACGATCCAGCGGTAGATCTCGCGCTGGCGATCGGTGAGCGGGCGTATCGGGGTAGTGGTCGTCATGTGCTCTCCTCCGTGAGTTTCAACCCGGCCGCAAGCGCGGCGACTTCCTTTGGGGTGCGATAGGCAGCTGGGCGGTACTCGGCAAACTCTCTTGCCTTGCGCTCCAAGGCGGCACGCTTCGCGGCATCCTCTGGCGTCTTGCCAGCGCTGCGGTTCGTGCCGCCCCTGTCCTGCGACCTGGTCAGCCACGACACCACGAACCGCCGCCAGTTGGATTTGTGGGCTCGCGTCGGGTTGGCCTTCAGCCACTCAGAGGCACGCACAAGCTCAATGTCGAGCACGCAGGCCGGGTATGCCTCTGCCCAGGTCTTCCTGTCTTCCTGGCTGATTCCCTCCCACCCTGCAGAATCTGACCAGCGGACAGCGTTGGGGTGCTGCGAGCGTTTCCGCCGCTTCGGCGGATCGCTCGTAGCAACAACCGGCGCAGCCGGTTGAGAATCTTCTCCGTCAGGAGAAGAGATATATGACGTTGACGTTGACGTTGACGTTGGATGGCATGCGTTTGTTGTGCCGTTGCTATGCGTTTGCAATGCGTTTGCTATGCGTGACGCATCGCCTGACCATCGCCCAGACGCCGCAGACCGCGCAGCCTGCGAGCGCTTCTCCCTAATCTCAACGCACCTAGTGCGGTGCTCTTCGAGCTTGGCGTTTCGCCTGGTGCCGTCATCGCACACCGGGAACTTTCCGGCCAAGACAGGCCAGCACTTACAGACGCCTGACGAAAGCCGCTCAAGGTCGTTGGCCTCGGCCGGCAGGGAGCCACGATCCCACTGGATCATCAGCAGCGTGAGGTAGTGGCCACGCTCCTCGGCCGTCCAGCCGATGGTGCTAGTCAGGAAGTCCCTGACGTACAGCGGCAAGTACACGTCAACGCGAGTCTCAGCGGACATTGGCTGCCTCTCGGTTCTGTAGATGCTTCTGCCACTGCACAGCCTCGGCAGCCTGCGTCACAAGCGCAACGTGATTCCGGCCTATAGCGTTGGACGCTTCGTACAACGCGCGGCTTGACTCAATCGACCGCCCGTCTTCGGCTGCCATGTCGTTGAGCATCTTTCGGATAAGACGCATGAGCGTCTGAGTAAATGTCGGTGGCTTTGTCATGCTGGATTCCTTTCCATTCCGCCCCGCCGCGTCGAAGCGGCTTCGTGCCTATCACGAGGGCGGCGCTAATCAGTCCCGCAGGAACACAGCTTGGTTTCCGCTGCTGTCGCACATCGTGGCGGTGAAAGATGTCTCGCCGCCAACAAAAACTTGATCCAACACATCGCCATCGACCGTGAAGCTCACGCGCCCGTGCTGCGATGCCTTGCCGCTCGCAGTGGTGATCTTGAGGCCTTGCTGCTTTGGGCCGTTGACCCGCTCAAGAACCCACTTCTGGCCCTCGTCATCTGGCTTCAGCACGATGTAGTCTCCGACGATCCACCGCAGGCGCTTCATCACGTCCGAATGGATGCGAGCAGTCATTGACTCCCGGCCCCTGTGCTCGGAAATCCGAGACAAAAGCAAATCACTATTTGCTGTTGCGCTGCCATTGCCGCCAGCTGACCTGCGTCCAAAAACCATTCCAGTAAGCATGTGCTCTCCTTTGCTTTCGTTTCCCTTTCACCAACCTCGGCCGCACGTCAACGAGACGCCGCCGTTGCTTTCCACTCCCGTTCCCCTCGCCCGCTCGCGCTGGTGACGATGTTGCCCGTCTCCGCAATCCGCCCGCACTTGGCGAGCTCGTGCAGCCTCTTGCCGATCTGGTGCGGCCCGAGCCCACACCGTGCCGCGATGCCACTGGCCCCGGCCGGGCCTTGGCTCAGCGCCTCGAGGATCGCCGCGTGGTGCTCGCCTCGGAACGTCTTCGCGTCAGCGGCTGCGGCCTTGCTCGTCACCGGGTCGGTGCGTCGAAACAGCGGCAGCGTGTCAAGCGATTCGCTGAAGTAGTCGGACATCTGAACCTCCGTGTATTGGCCGCGTCTCGTGCGGCACCCGGCCAGCCTCGGCCGTAGGAAGCGGCTCTGCGTGGCATCCGGCGTTGATCCCCACTGGGCCGGCGATAGGGGCGGATGCGGCTGTGATTGGCAGCCGCTAGGGCAACCGCGTGCAGGCTGTGTGCTATCTCCCCATTTGTTCAAGGCGTGTGATGCGGTCCTCTTCGCGTTGGATGGCGTCTCGGTCACGCCGGCTCGTGTAGATGCCCACGTCCACGACGAACGGCGAAGGCGGGCCTTCGTCCAGCGCCTTGCCGATGTCCGTTTCAAACGTGGCCCTGCTCTGTGCCTCACGCTCGATGCGTGCCAGGTACTCGGCATAGGTTTCAAAGTCGCGGCGGTAGTTCTTGCTCATGCTCGGGCCTCCGCTTCGATCTCAGCGGCGTCGAAGTGCTCCACGTCCGAATCGACAGCGTCCACGTGCGTGATCCGTGCCACCTGCTGGCGGGCCTGCTGCACGTTCACGGCCACGTTTACGCTGGGCCGCATGCGGTCGGCCTCGTCGGGGTCCACGATGCCGCTAAAGCCGAAGGCGTACCGGATAGCCTGAATCGCGGCCTTGTGCCGCAGCATGCGGGCGGGCCACTTCTTCCACGGGTCCGTGCCCTGCTTGCACTCGGCCAGGTACTCCGTGACTTCGACGGGGTGGCTGCGATCCTTGCGGTGAACCTGGGCCGTAATGGCAAGCAGCTGCCCGTCATCACCAAGTCGATCGACAAACGTGATGCCGTCGTACGCGGCGTGGTTGTTGGCCATGGTCATCCACCCGTCGATGCCGACGATGGGCTGGATGCCGCCGCCCCGAGTCGGGAAAGCGTAGATTTCCTTCGTGACTGGGTTCAGCCCGTACTCGTTTGCCACCAGCAGGAAGGCAGCGAATTGCTCCTTCGTCGCCTTGTCGCACCCGCACGTGGCCCGCACCGTCTGCTCGAAGGCAGCGGGCTCCATGCCGAATCTCGTGGCCATCGAAAGCAGGATGCTCTTGCGGTCCTGCGTGTTTGCAATCTGCGTGCTCATCGTTCGCGTCCCTTTCGTTGCGATGTGAAATCCCGGCTCCGCGTCCTGCCTTGCCGGGGTAGTCCCTTCCTTGGCATCCCGGCTCCGCCGGGCTCCGTGTTCGCTAGTGCGTGATGTCTGCCGGATCGACCACGATCCAAGCGCCGCTGACCTCGATGGCCAGGCGGCCGGGCTCGGCGGTCATGACGTGACCAGACCACCGCTTGCCGCAGGTGGTGCCAGAGACGAAGTCGCCAATGGCGGGCAGGTTCTTGGCCGTGCCGTAGATCTCATTCATGCCGGCGACTGCTCCGGCGTACTCGTTTGCGTGGGCTTCCATGCTTGTGCTCCTTTGTTCAGGTTGGGGCGGGAAAATAAATAGCTGGGGGGGGGGGGGGGGGGGCAAGTGGCGTGCCGTTTGGCACTTGTTTTTTAGGGATTTTTGAACGTGCGGAAAAGTTTTGTAGTGGTTGGCGGGCTCATTGGTGGCGGTTCGGGCGGGTAATGTACGTCTGTATCTTTGTGGGTCAAACGGATTTTTTGGCGAGTGGCGTTAGCGTCACTTCCATCAACCAAGAAACCTGGCAAGCGTGCCGAGAGCGAAGTCGATTCCACCCGCGATCGCTTGGGCCAGGTCGCTGTCAGTCCCAAGTTCTTGACCGAGGCGGACGAGCACCAGCTGCTCAAGCAGGCGATTCCAGATGCGGGCCATGAGCCAACTCCTTCGTGTGAACGTGGCGTACTGTAGCGTTATCGTTACTATGTGCAAGCCCAGTTGAGCAAGAATTTTTTCGGGCGGTTTTCCCCGGAGATTACGAGGGCTTCCGCTTGCGGCGCGGCTTGGGTGCCGCCGGCCGTTCGTCTTTGCGAAGGTTGGATCGGGTGGTCAGGCTGGCCTTGAGGGCAAGCACGTCGGCTCGACTCACCAGCCAGGCCCGTTCGCCGGCCTTCCAGCCACGCAGGCGCGTGTCCTTGTCGCCCAGCAAGCGGCGCAGGTATCCCTCGGTGCAGCCCGCCAGCTTCACCGCTTCGGCGATCGTAACCCAGTCTTTGTCCGGTGAAGCCAATGCAACCATCCAGGGATTGTAACGCTAGCGTCTCTCGGCACAACCTACCGGCCAGCCAGGCCGCTGTATTTCATCAGGTCTGCGCTGCCGATTTCCAAATCCTACTCGAAACTCTGTACACTATGCCCGGCATCCAAACCGGGCGATTGTCTGAACGGATGGGGTGTACGTCCTGACACTGTGCACTAATGCACGGAAGTTTGAAAGGACTACTGAACATCCGTACAATCGCCCCCAAAACCAAGGGAGGCAGATATGACGCTGCGAGAATTGCTGATTGATCGCGTGGCCCCGCTGAAGAACCTGTCGGATCGATCGGTGAAGATGTACGAATCGACGCTGGACAGGTTCCGAGACTTCCTCGGCCACGAGCCTACGGTGGACGATCTCGATGACCTGACGGCCGCCAAGTTCCTACGCTGGCGTGGCACCACCGTGCATAGCCAGTGCCGGGGCCTGATCTCGCCGGCCAGCCTGGCAAAAGACTCGGCCCACCTTCGGAGCCTGTGGGTCTGGCTGGCGAAGAAACGCTGGAAGCGTTCGGATGGCGAGCTGCTGGAGTTTCCAGACTACGCCAGGCCTCGCGTGCCCAAGCCGGTCCCGAAGGCGTACAAGGCCGAGGAGCTTGCCAGGCTGGTCGAGGCTGCCCGCCACAGGAAAGGTGTCATCTGCGGCAAGCCAGCGGCCTGGTATTGGACTACGAAGCTGCAGGCGATGTTCCAGACGGGCGAGCGGATCGGGGCTGTGCTCGAGCTGCGATGGGGGCAGGTGGATCTGGAGCGGAACACGCTGACGTTTCTGGCTGCCACCCGCAAAGGGCACAGGGAAACGATTACGCGGCCGATTTCCCCTGCCCTGTCCAAGATTCTTGCCACGCACAAGGGGGCACCTGGCGAGCGTGTGTGGCCTTGGCTGGAGGATCGTAGGTTGCTGTCGCTCTATTCGAGCCTGAAGATTCTCTGCCGATCTGCTGGCGTCGAATACCACCCATTTCATTCCGTGAGAAAGAGCACAGCCAGCTATCTTAAGCGGGCTGGAATCTCAGCGAAGAAACAGCTGGGGCACAGCTCCGAGGAAATGGCCGAGACCCACTACTACGATGAAGAGATCACGGGGCGCGAGTCCAACCTGGACTACTTGCCAGACATCGACCGGCCGCCAGCCGCTTGATGTATGTCAACCGGGCAAGCGGGGAGGCAGCGCGGGGGAAAGGGAGAAAACCCTGCGCCGCCTCTACCCGCCGCCCGGCTCAGGAGTCCACACGCCGCGCCCGCTCCACGGCCAGCTCTCCGCGCGTTCGGCTCAGCTCGGCCAGCAACCGCATGACGTGGGCAGCCAGCGTGCCGCTCGTACCCGTGTAGGCCCCGCTGAACTTGCGGGCGTCAAACTCCGCTTGCTGCAGGTAGGCGTCACTCAGTTTTTCCACGGTTCTCCTCGCGGTGCAGCAGGAGGGCCAGCAGCGAATAGGACGCGAGATCCACAAGGTTGTCCTCGAGGCTCTCGTTCTCCAGCCGGCCGGTGGCGTTGTAGCTGGCCAGCCTCGTCACCTTGTCGCTCAGTCGCACCATCGCCCCTTTCCAGGCCGGGATGCCCACGAACTTCGCGCCGTTGCGAATGTTGGCGAGGGGATCGCCGCCAGTTGGGCAGCCGTAGTCCCGGCTCTTCTTGCGGTGCATGTCTTTCAGGCTGTCGCAAAGATCGAAGAACGCCTGGCTGGTCGGGTGTACGTCTGGCATTGGTTTCCCTTGTTACGCAGTTCTCACTGTGCCGTCGTGCATGACGCGGTAGTTATGCACATCGAAGGCACCGCCCTTATGTATCGCCACCATTGCAAATCCCCAGTTCCACCTGTTGATGCGGGCGTACTCGGGCCGCAGATCGCACAGGCAGCCGGTGCTCCAGCATCCCGTCTCTTTGTGCCACATATCGGATTCGGCATGGTTGCTAGTCCGGTGCGAGTGGCCCACCATCACCGTCGAGAGCGTCTTCATAAACGCACCACGGGCCACGTTGACCGGCGCGGCCATGCCGCTTGGCAGCTCGTGGCCGTGCAGCACCGGCAGCTTCCCAAGCAGCACGGGCCGCTTGTCCTCAACTAGCTCGATGTCGTGCTCTGTAAATCCCAGCCAAGCCGTGAGGCTCATGCGGGGATCGTCGCTGATCTCGGCGGCGTGTTGCCACAGCCAGTGCTGCCACCGCTCTTCGTGGTTGCCCGTCTTGTAGACGATCGGGATGTCGGGGAACTCTTGCCGCAGGTAGGCGAGGAAGTCCCTCACGGCCTCGAGCTCGCCTTTGAAGTCCCTCTGCTTTGGGTCTTTCATGTAGCGGCTAATTGCATAGAAGTCTGCAATGTCGCCGTTCAACAGCAGGCCCGTGAGTTCCTGGTCTTTGAGGAAGCCCACGGCCGCAGCCACCGCGATCTCGGAGTGATACGGCACATGCACGTCGGACATGATGCCGACGTTGCCAATGACGTTCATCCGGTGCGGCGTCCACGTCTCGGCCATCGACTTCGGCATGGCCAGGATCTCGCCAGACTTGCGTGCCGGGCGTGGCGAGACGGCCTTGAAACTCTTGCGGTGCTTCGCACCCTGCACGCCAAACTGCCGCTGCATCCGCATGCGGGCCTGGTGCAGCGTGATGGCTCCGTTGCATTCCTTGACGAGCCGGCGAGCCAGCGTCTGCGCCGGTGCGTCGGGGTGCATCTGTGCAAGCCGTTTGGCCATCTCCGTGATGGGATCACCCGCCATGCTTCTTCCTCCGTGCAGGTGCCTTCGGTTTCCGCTTGGCGGCACCACGCCGCAGGACCATGTTGCCGTCGTCGTCGAGTGTGAACGGCGGCTGGTCGTCGTCTTCGATCGGGTCCGCGTCAAACTGCGGCGCGGCCTTCGGCTGCGGCTTGGCTTGCTTCTTTGGCACGGCGGGCCTCCGCTTTGCGGGCGTTGGCTATCGCCCGTCTGACGAGCATCCTGCCAGCCACGTCAAGGAACGGCAGCCCGCGCTCTTCGGCAGCCTCTCGCAGGAAGCCCATGATCTCGTCCATTCCTTCGGGCGACTCGCACCAGTCGCAGCCTTTCTCGTCCATGTAGCGTGCGCGAGCGTTGCATTTACAAGTCGGCGACGAAACGATGTAGAACGGCCAGCCAGCGAGGAGTGCTTTGAGTTCGGTGCCTGGGCCGTGGGAAGCCGGTGGCAGCGGCGGCGAGGGTGGCAGTAGCGTTGACACTGGCTGCGGCGGGACGAAGCCGGGCTTCGGATGCCGAGGATATGCCGGATGGTCTATGTCGATCGTCCACTCGTCGCCGTTCTTTGCCATGACGCAGGGCATGACTTCATCGAGCGTGTAGCCACGCTCCGCACACTTGGCTGCCAGGTGGGAAAAGTGGCAGGAAATCATGGGAGCGGATTTTCAGCGATTGACGCATCCAAGAAGTCATCTCCGAAAGCCTGATCGGGTATTACACCACCCGTGCAAGGATATGACGTGTTGTTGTTAGGGCAGCCGCGAACCTTGTTAACAAGTTGCAGTCCGACAATGTCAGCAGAAAATGATCTGGTTGAAAAAATGTACGAATTGCTTGCAGCAGGCGTTGTTGCGAATATAGAAATGCTTCCTCCGCACTGCACGGAATCAGCAGAATTACAGTCGCACACCGGCCCCAGAACAAACCCTGTAATCTCAACAACATACGCCCGGCATGAATTGTCTCTGTTTGACCATCCGTATCCGTTGTAATAAGCAGGCGGCGGAAATGGCGGCGTTTGGCTGCGCGCGCGTTCGTCTATGCACCCGTAGTCATATCGGCCAAACCCATCTTGAAATCCGAGCCTATAGGTTGAGCTAGCGCAGGCTGGACGGCCAGGACGAGGAGTGCAGCCTGCTGGAAGACTCCAAGGAAACGCAAAAGACAAACCTTCAAATGTCACAGTAAGAGTGACGCTTTGCGGGCATGGGTTGGAAACGCATCGGTTGCAACAACAGAGCTGATAAGGCGTGCAGTCCCTGCAAGGGTCGCAACAAACACACGCCATCTCTACACCTTGAAACGCAAGAACGTGGAAGTAAATGTTGCGCCCACCACCGTGACCGTCTGCGTTCCAGCCATCGAAACGCTGATCGCAGTCTGAGTGCCGCTCATGGAGACGCTTGTTGCTGTTTGCGGCGTCCCGCCAGACGAGATGGAAGCGGAGGCTGTCGCGGCAGAAATCGTAATTGCGCAGCTTGCTGTATTAAGTGACGCAGAAACGCCAGTGATAAACGTTATCGATGACGTTGCGGCCGTCCCCGAGAACGTGATAGTCGAAGTGCTGCCCGTGCCGATAAACCGAATCACCGACGTGCTGCCTGTGCCGAACACAGTGACAGACACGGTGCTTGACGCAAAGACGGCCGTGGCTTCCTCCACGGGAACGTCAATCAGGAACCACGCCGTGCCGTCCTTGGCGATGGCGCAGTCAGTGCTGCTGGTCGCCGTCGATGTGACGGGGAAGAACAGATTCACCGCAGCCACGGTATTTGGCGTGGCCGTCTGATTCTTAAACGTCACCGTCTTCGTGTCGTTGATCGACCACGCGCCGGTGAAGGTGCAGACGCGGAACGCCTTGGGATTGCCAGCCACGCCACGGCTGCCAAACGTCAGCGGCCCCGTGTCCCGGTCGCCGCCCTCAACGGCTCGCACTACCTTTGCGATCCGCTCAGCGGCCGGCTTCGTGAACGTGACGCGCTCTGCGCGGGCTGGCTTGCCGTCTGGCTTTTGAGCCATGGTCAGTCCTCGAGCACGGTGAGCACCAGGCGGGAGCCGCCCACGGCAGCCTTTGCGGCGTAGTTGCCAGCCGCCAGCCGCAGGATCGCAGCCTCACCGGCACGCAGGCGGACGGTCTCGTGCAGGTTCGTGCCGTCGAACCGGCCAAACGAAACGGTGTGCGTTGTCTCTGTGGCGAGCGAACGGGCGAAGCACAGGCCGAGCGAGCCCATCGTGGCGGTGCTGATCTGCGTAACGGCAGTGCCGAGGTTCAGCGTAACGGCCAGCATGCCAGCCGTGGCGATGTCGGCAGTAATTCCAGACGCGGCGAACTGCTGCGAGAGAGCGCCCTTCTGCACCTGGGCGTTGATCGTGTAGTTGATGTCGGGCATGGGGCTGGCTCCTTAGAACGGCGGGGTGCCGAAAAAACCTGTGAAGTCGATGGCCTGGTGGACGCGACGCAGCAGCTGGTCGGGGTAGCCCTCGCCGCCTGGATATTTCATTTTGCCGGCCTCAGTCAACGGCTGCGGCGCAGAGGCATCTACCTTTTCCTTTTCGCTGCCCTCGCCCTGATACACCCAGCATTTGGTCTTGCTGCCGCCCGTGACGTAGTGCCAACCCACGTGCGGGATCTTTATGACCCACGTGCTGGAACGGTACACGAGCTCGACGCTGACGCTCCAGTATTTCACTTCCACGTCGTTCACCACCTCGAGCTGCTGCTGAGCGGAAATGCCTTGGCACAGCCAGGTGTATGCAGCGCCGCCAAGGTACGGCGCAGAGTTGATGGAGTTTGTGACGCTGCCTGCAACGGAAAGCGGAAACGTCGGGCGGTTGCCGGTGATCGTCGCCTTAATCTCGCCCTCAACGGCCTGCAGCCCTTCGATGTAATCGCCCGCAGCGTTGACGAGCGGGCGGATGTCTGAATTGCTGGAGCCGTGGTAGTAGTACAAGGCGGGCACGGCGGCACTCGACACGGAAAAAGACCACACGTCACGGCGGGCCAGCGGGTTGGGCTGGTAGTCCTGAGTGCCTACGTTGGGCACTTCGTAGCGGTACGTGATCTCGGCGTGCTGCCGGTCTGGCTCGGTGACGCTGCCTTCCGTGCAGCGCAGGTAGCTGAACTCCGGGTGTGTCGCGCCGTGGAAAATCCCTACGGTGTTCAGCAGCAACTGGTGCGCGACGGGCTCCGTGGTCGTGACTACGAATTTCCGCTCAGCAGTCGGGCTTTCGCCAAACCGATGCGTAAACGTGCGCGGCAGAACCTCACGGAAGGCGAGTACAGACATGGCTAGTTCAGGATCTCCACGGTTCCGATCTGGCCATTTCGGTTGATCTGCTCGAGCAGCGTGACTTGCTTCTCCTCGGCGGCGTTTGGTGCAGTGCTTGCAGCGCTCTGCTCCATCTTCTGCTGCAGTGATTGAGTTGCCGTGTCGATGGCTGCGTTGAAGTTAGCCTGGAACTGCCGCAGCACGCTGCCAGAGGCTTCGGCCGCCACCTGCCGCTCAAGGTCGCCACGCCGTGACTGCTCTTCTGGCGTCAGTGATCCGGGCGTGAATTGCAAACCTGGCCGGCCGCCGATGCTGACTGTGCGAGTGGTGCCCGCTTCCTTGTTGCGAAGCGCCTCCAACTCCTTCTCTGCTTCGCTGCGGATGTCGAGCCCGAGGATCGGAGCGAACTTCTTTACAAACGCCTCGATAAATTCGGCCAACTTGAAGAACGAATTGCCCGCCAGCTTGATGAAATCGAGCAAGCCCTGAGCCACCTGCTGGGCAATCTGCTGCGGCCCGGCCTGCCTAATCACGCCAAGAAGGTCTTGGGCGATCTGGCTAATTGGCCCCGCAAGCTCGCCGAGGATCGCGCCGGTCAGCCCCTTGACCGTGGCATACACCGCAGCGAATGAATCGTTCATGTTGTCGATCGCCTTGACGGCATCTGCATCGACAACCTGGCCAAGCGCGATGGCTTCCTGCCTCATATTCGTGAGCGCACCAGGCCCAAGCGTGAACAGCTCGCCAAGCTCGATGCCGCCCTTGCCGAAGAACTTCACCGCCGTGGCAGCCCTCTCTGCCGGATCTGCAATGCGAGAGATCGCATCCACCACCTGCTCAAACTGCTGCTCTGGTGTCGCCGCCTTCAATTCTTCAAAGACGATGCCAAGAGCCTCGAACTTCTTTTGGGCCTTATCGTCCAGCGAGGCCGCACCAATGTTGACCGTCAGTTTCTGAATCTGCTTGGCGAACGATTCGACACTCACGCCCGTATCGGCGGCGGCCCGTGCATACGCCTGCAACGCCTCGACGCCAACGCCAGTCCGGTTGGCCACGTCGTTCAGTGCGTCGAGCTCTTCGCCCACGCTTAGGGCAAACGATGTCACGGACGTAACGGCACCTGTGACAGCACTGGTCAGGCTGAGAAACGCACTGGTCGCAGCCTGCAATCCGCCCAAGGCCAGCTTGCCTATCTCAATGTTCTTTAGCGTGCTGAGATCGCTGGACGCTTTCTTGCCAGCCTCGCCCATGGAGTCGAGCTTGGCATTCACATCGGCCACAGCCTGAGCCAGCTGGGCCGTGTTGGCACTGATCTGCATTGCCAATCCAAGTGCAGTACTCATGTCATTTCCCGTCTAAGTCGTTTTTCATCTGGGCGAGCACGTCGAGCAGCTGCGAGCGGTGTTGCGGCGGGGCTTCTGTTGGAACGAAATCTGCAGGCTTTGGTATGTGGCCACGCCGCGAGTACGGGGCCAGCACAGCACTAGCAATCACTCCCGTCTGCGCCCACGAGTTGTCGAGCGGCTGGTAGTAGCGGGCAAACGCCAGCCACTCACTCAGCTCTCGACTGTCCATCCGTTGCTCAAGCTCGCCGACCGTCATTCCGAGATGCCCGGCCAGCATGAACAGGAACCGCCGCGATGGTCTAGCGTTAAAGCTCGCCGGCTAGTTCAACTACGTCCGCCTCCGTGAGTTTGTTGTGACGCTGGGCCACGTCGAACAATTCGCCCATCACCGCACCGTCGAGCTTCGCCACTTCGTTCAGCTCGTTGTCTTGGTAAATCCGCACGCCGTGCTCGTCGCAAAGGGTACGAGACAGGTAGAACGCACGGAAGTTGTGGAACTTCTCGACGCCTTTGTTTCGGATGTCGAGCCACGCGAGCTCCCAATCGTCACGCTCGCCGACGCTGAGCACGCGCACGTACACGTCGAGGTTCCATTCCTTCACGTGAACCTTCAGCGGCTTGCGAACGCTGGCGGCTTGGATTTGCTCTTTAAGTCCCATAGGTCAGTTGTCCAGAAGTTTGAACGTGACGGTGTAACGGGTGACGCCGTTCACTTCATTCGCCACGCTCAGTGACTCCCATACTGCGGGGTTCGTCAAGGATTGCCCGCCGCCGGAGATCGCCAGCGTGGCACGCACGCCGTAGTTGCTTGTGGCGGTGTTGTTGCCGCCTAGGCACTCGACGCTGCATGTGCCGGCTTCGTCTGTCCAGATGACGGTGCGGCCCTTGGATGGACCGCCGCCGTATGTCCACGTCAGGCCTGTGACTTCCTGGAACGCAATGCCGTTCCACGTCACAGACACACCAGCGCTATAGCTCGCCACGGGGGCCTCCCTGTGGGACTACGGCACCTGGAAGGCGGCAGAACCACGCACGGCGTCGTTAACAGTGAGCGTGACGCTCGATGACTTGCAGGTGGCGGTGACGCTGAGCGTGATTCCGCCAGTGATCGCCAGCGTGCCCGTCTGACCCTGGGCGATTGGTGTGCCCGAGGCTGCTAGGTACTCGATGGTGACTTCCTTGCCAGTGTCACCAGCTGAGCCCTTAAGCGGACGGGAAAGCGTCAGCACGGTGCTGCCGGTCGTTTGGCCGAGGTGCGAAACGTCGATTTGATCGGCGGAGGCCTGGTCAGTGATGCTGTAGGTGATGCTCGTGACGGTGTACGTTGAACCGGCGAAGGACAACGCCGTGCCGCTGGAATCATGGGGCGTATATGGCATGCTTTATCCCTCGCTCCACCACACGTCGTAACGCTGCGTCACCTGATAGACCGGCGGGAGATCCGCTCCAGCCAGCTGCACGAAATCGTCGGACTCGTCTTCCAACGACGCCTGCTTGACTTCTGTATTGTCCGACGTGCCGCCGTACCCATCCAGAACGCGACGCATGGCGTCAGCCACCTGGCGGGCCTCTTCGTAGGTCGTGCCGTAAATGCTGTACTCAACGCTGACGCGGGGCATGCCCATCGGCCCGCCTAGCGTTTGCTCTCTGTCGATGCCTGAGCGCCGCCACGTGACGAACGGCAGAGCCGCCGACGCCGGGGCCAACACCGGGTAGATCCTCGAGCTGACGAGCGAGGTGACGGCCGTGGTGCCAACCATGGCAGTGCGGAGAACGGCTTCGGGGGATTTGAGTGACATGGCTAGAAGGGCGTTGGCCCAACGTCCGAATTGTTTCGCCTTACTGGAAAATTGGCGGCAAGGTCTTTCTGTGCCTTCAGGAGCGCATTGGTCATCTCAATCGCCAGCTGCCCTCGCATTGTGCCTAGCGACTCTTTGTAGGCAGTCTTCACTGGCGGCTGCCCCTTCCTGCCGCCAACCGGCATTTCTGGAATCCGCAAAAGCTCACCACGCGGAGCCTTCTTGAAGAACGCCTTGGGATACTTCGGTGACGTGTTGACCCTGACAACGCCCGCAAACTTCCCGCGCTTGGCCACTCTGGCAATCTTGAACTGCCCCATCGTCTTGAAGCTGGACGCAATCGACGCGCCGCTGCGCCGTGACGATGTTTTTATGATTCGCTCTTTTGTGCCGAACTCCACGAAGCCAGCGTGAAACGCTCGGTCCTTGCCCTTCTTTACGGTTCCACCGCCTGCCGATTTTGCTTTGCCGCTGCCGGCTGCGGTAAATCCAACCAGGCCAACCGCATTTCCGCTCACGTACGTTTTGACTTTGCTTGTGATCGCACGAGCAAGATTGCCGGTCGGCCCTTTGGTAACGTTGCCACGCAGAGCAGTCAGCCCAGGCTTCAGGCTGCGACGAATCGCAGCACCCATGTGTTTCCTGGCAAGGCTGGGCCGGAACTGGCGGAAAGCCTTCTGCAATTCCCGCAGCTCGGGAAACTCCACTTTCACGTCGATGCCGCCAGCCATCACGTCACCTCTTCGCAGATGGCAACGTGCTCGGCCCGGTTGTTGTACTCGAGCAGGCTGACGATGTTCAGCGTGCGGGATCGCCACGAGAACCGATCGCGTTGCGTCAGGCCCGGCAGGTAGCGGAGCCGCACGCGGTGCGTGATCGTCGTGTCTTGCTGCCCGGCCGCCAGGGCTTCGCGGGCCGACACGCCTTCTACGCTTGCCCACACGGCCGAAGAGTTGCTCCACGCCAGCACCGTCTCGCCGAGGGCATTGGTAGTGCCGCTGGCGATCTGCACCGTGACACGCTCGCGGAGTTTGCCTGCGTCCATTAGCGGTAGCTTCCCCACTTCTGCGATGACAGGAGCGACTCCACCGCAAACTCCAACTGCTTGGAAATGCTGCCGACAAGAACGGTGCTGCGGTTCTCGTACCAGAAGCCCACCAGCATCAGCATGGCGTGGCGGATCGCAGCCGGCACACTCGTGCCGCTCGCGCCGTAGCCGCCCCACCAGGTCACGCTGATGGCGTTGTCATCCTGCAGGTGCGGCGGCCAGGTCTGACCGTACAGCGTCTTCACGGTGCCCGGCACGCCGTCCCGATCCACGCGGTAACTGGCCGTCGAGTAGGTGGCCGTGGTGCCGTTCTCGTACGTGAACGTCAGGGCCACCGCCGTGGTCGTGCCGGCCGTAGCCATCGGCGGGCGTGGCAGCTCGATGTCGTGCGTGCCGTCAGGCGGGAAGCTGTCGAAACGCATCACCAACTGCGTATGCACCAGAGTGCGGTCCAGGTACTGCTCGCACCACTCACGGGCCGCAGTGATAAGCGAGCCGATGTAGGCATCGTCCGTGGCCGTATCGACTCGCAGGTGGGCCTTGGCCTCTGAGAGCGTGACGGGCTCAACGGCTGGGGCGGTCTGGCGAGTCAGGCTTCGATATTGCACGGCGGCGTTTCCTTGGGGTGGCGTCGGCCGTTTCGGCTTCGTGCTCGACGGCTGCCGTCTCGATCAGTTGGCCCTGCGTGTCCTCGACAGCCACGCGCTGGGCGAGCAGCTGCGTGGCCAAGCCGCCGGAGATGTCCACCACCTGGCCCTTGCGGTATGACCGCCACGCGCGGGTGAATGTGATTTTCGTCATTGGGGCACACTCCATGCAGTCTCGGGCTTCTTGCTCGTGTTCGTGAAGTCGGTGGTCCATTGGAAAACAGGCTTGCCGAGATCCCGGCCAGGCCACGTCACTACGTACTCGCCATGCCCGAGAACCACGCGGGGCGTGACGAACACGCGGTTCCCGCTCTCGCGCCAATTGCGCCACCAGTAGATGTCGGGATCTGTGCGGCCCTCATTCCACGAGCCGTCTGGGCCGGGCTTGCTCCAAAACCACGGTTTCTTCGCACGCTTCAGGGCGGCCGTGCTGATGACTGTCAGCCCGAAGTGGGCCGTGTCCACTTCCTGCACAGGCTCAGAAAACCACGACATAGGCAGGCTTGTGGTGCCGCCCTCGGGCGGATTGTCCAGCGTGCCCTTGAGCGTGAGCATCGGGCGGCCGTCTTCCCGCTTGGTCTGAAGCCCCGTGATGGCGTCGCACTGGAACGTCATCGCCAGGGCAAACAGGTGCTCCACGTCTTCCTTCGTGAAGAACGTGTCGTAGTCGATGGTCAGCAGATACTCGGCCTTGTCGATAAATTGTTCCATCACCCGCGTGTTGACTTGGTCCCAGAACGCACCAGTGCCCATCGTGGGGCGAATGCCGAGCGGCATGAGTGCCTGAGCCCATGCGAAGTGGTTGGCCGTAAACGACAGCCTGGGCATCGACAGGATGGCTTCCACCCGTATGTCGGCCTCGGTGCCACCTACCTTGACGATCATGCGTGCCTCGTAAAAGAGAGCGGGCCGCCCCGTAGTGGAGCGGCCCGCCCAGTTTGCACATCGAGTCAAGCCGTCAGGCTCACGCACCCACGAGGCCGATGATCGGGCCGGCGACCGTCGAGGTGCCCAAATTTGCATGCGTAATTGCAACTCTGGCAACGGCGCGGATCACGGTCTGGTCGCTCAGGAAGTTCACCTGATCGCTGGACGCGATCTCAATGGCCCGGCGGATGCCGTAGTAGCTCGAGTTCGCCATGTTCCCGTAGAGCGCCATGATGGCACCCGTGGAATCCGCACCGCTCGGGAGCCGGTCGGTCAGGACCACTTCCGAGCCGAGGAACGTCGGACCCATGCCCTGCGAGAGACCCACCGACCCGCCCTGGGCGAGGTCAAGATTCTGCATGCAGGTAGCGAAGAAGAACGGCGAGCAGAACCACTTGGCACCCTGACGCGAGTGCTGCGGAACTGCAGCCATCATCGCCAGCAGGTTGGCCTTCGTCACCTCGTCGGGCGTGTCACCCGCAGCCGTCACGAGCGACGCCGCATAGGTGGCAGCCGAAGAAGCCAGCAGGCCACCAGTGTAGCTCGTCACAAGTCCGGCCACGGCAGGGGCGTTGCTCGGGTTGCCGCTCCACGCAGCCGCTTCCACGGCGTTGCTGAGCGTCAAGGCGAGCTCGGCAGCGATGAAGTCGGAGATCGAAACGATGGAGTCCTGCAGCAGTTCGCTGGACACCACCACAGCGCCGGTCACCTTCTTCGCGGTCAGCGTGACCTGGTTCATGCTCGGGTCGCTGGCCGTCACAGCCGTGTTTTCATCGACCCAGTAAGCCGTGGTTCCGGCCGTCCGGCGCGGAAAGAGCAGCACGTCGCTCGGCATTGCCACGTTCGTCGCGTTCTGAGCAAACGCGGAGTACTGATCGACAAGGCGGATCACGGTGGATGACAGAATGTCGGGCACGGTATTGGAGCCCGCCCCAGACGCACCGCCGAGAGCACGGGCCTCAACGCCGTGGTCCTCGCACCACCGTTTGGCGTCGGCATCTCCGCCCTTTGCCTTGAACCACATGCCGACCTTGTAGGCGTCCTCTGCCCGCTCAAACGCACGGAGCCGACCGGAGAACGGAACCGCCTCGATGCGGACGTTCTCGCTGCGCTCTTCCTTCACCTCGGGAGCCGGCGAGCAACGCTCGACCACGCTGCGGAGATTCTTGGCCGACTCGACCACCTTCTTCTCGAAGTCGATCTTGGCGGTCAGTTCGTCGGCACGCTTGTTGAGGTCGATGAGCTCGACATCACGAGCGGTCGTGTCTTCGGCCTCGATCGCCCGCACGGCGTCGATCCGGTTGGCAAGGGTTGCCGCCTCGTCCTGAAGTTTCTTGAGATTGTCCACGTGTGTTCTCCTGCGGCGGTATTGCCGATAGAGTTCACTCTGCCCTTACGGGCGTGGCACCTTGCAGAAGCGGATTTGCGAAAGCGTTGTTTTTACAAACGCCACCGCACGCGCCCCGCACCGTGGGCAACGCAGATACCGCTGCCGCTCGTCACCGCATGGACGGCTGGAACGGCACCGCAGTTTCTCGCCGCAGGTGCAGCGTGCCTCAGACACGGCGAAGCCTCAGAGCCCACGCAGCAGCTGCGTCACGGACCAGGGAACGCTTCACGATCTCAGCGGCCACAGCCTCGGGCTCGGGCTGCGTCTGCGTTGCCAGCCAGGCTTCGTACGAACGCATGGCCACGGATGCAGACGTGGAAGGGTAGGCCGGGTTCAGCACCGGCCCCACGTCGTAGAGGCCCGATACCTCACGGATCTGGCGGATGGCTTTGCCATCCTCGCCAGTGCGGAAGGATTCATTCTTGGGCTCAACCGTAAAGGCGAACGACGAGCCCCGCACGTCGCGCCGCTGGATCAGCTCGAGCACGTCGGCCCGGCTCACGGGCGGCGTCACGACGTACTTCAGCCCTTTCTCGTCTGACGATAGTTCCAGCGTGCCAGACGAGGAACGGCCCAGGACGATGTTGGAGTCGTGGTTGAACAGCGCCACCACGTCGCCCTTGCCACGCTGGCGGTTGAGGATCTTATCGAACGCGCCCGGCAGGATCTCTTCGCGGAACCCGCCGAGGTCGAGGGAAAGCCGGTTGTACACGGCGGCGTATCCGATGATGGCGGCCCGGCCATCGGCCCGGCTCTCCACGATCAGCTCGTTCTCTTCCTCAAAGGCGAAATCGCGGCGTTCAATTTCCATCTGTGTACTCCTCCTGTTCGGCCTGGTCCTCGGCGTCATCGGCCGGGCTGTCTTCTACTTCGGCGGGCGGCTCGGGCATCGGCTCCGGTGCCGGCGGCTCCGCGCCCACCTTGTCGAGCGTGGTCATGTTGAGCTGCACAAAGTGCTTGTCACCTTCCGGCCCGATCGGGTTCAAGTTCTCGAGCTCGCGGATCTCGTTGATGGTCATCCACCCATTCTGAAGGGCAGAGACGTAGTAGGCCGAGCGGCTTGCGTGGTCGCCACGGAGCAGGCCCGACACGCTGTGTTCCGCGAAGTACGTCTCGTCATCCACGATCAGGTCGCGGCTGATGGCGGCTTCCCATCGCTTCAGATGCGGCAGCAGGCAGTGCTGCACAAACTCCGTGCCCTGAACTTCGATGTTGCTGTAGGTGCTGCGGGTCAGGTCTTGGATCATGTGCGGCGGCACGCGGAACGCTCGGCAGATCTCGATGACCTGGTACTGCCGCGTCTCCAGAAACTGGGCCGCCTCGTTACTGCCGCTGAGCTCGTGGGCCTTCACGCCGTTCGGCAGGACCGCCGTTCGGAACGCCCGATCAGCGCCCCGGTGCATCCGCTCCCACTGCTCCCGCAGCCGCTCGGCAGCCTCCACGGGAATCGGGTTCTCGCTCTCCAGCACGATGCCGGGCCGGGCACCGTTGCCGAAGTACGTGGACCCGTGAGCCTCCAGCGCTTGGGCCAGGCCGATGGCGTTCTGGAAAATCTTGTAGGTCGGGATCGCCTTGATGCCGTCTTCCGTGGTGAACCGCAGGGCGAAGATCTGCTCCTGGGGATAGATCGTCTCGCGCCCGCTTGGCTCACGGTAGCGATACCGCAGCTTGCCGTCAGAAAGCCGATCGACTTCCATGCGGGAACTGTGCAGGGGCCACAGCTCCGACACGGCACCTCGAGCACCTGGGCGGATCTCGGCGTAGGACGCACCGTAGTGCAGGTACATGCCAGTCATCCAATCGCGGAACTCTTGGGCCGTCTGCCACGGGTTGGGCTGCTGGTGCAGGAGCCGATACACCGGGTGGCTCGTGGCCTTCGCCTTGCCGCCGTTGGCCATCCGCTCGTAGACGTGAAGCGGCAGGGCTGATACCGCATCCGATATGACGCGAATGCAGGCCGTGTACGCAGAGCACGCCATCGAGTTGTCTGCGTTCACGCGGATGCCTGAAGGCGTGCGAGACGATGACACCTCGGGCCAGTCGATGCCTCTTAAATCAAACATCTTGAAGTCGGCGGCGTGTTCGCTCATATGCTCAGGATGTCCCAAGATTGTTCAGGTGCCGGTGCCGTGGCTGTCTGCCACAAGCCGATCGCCATGACCAGCGACACGATGCCGTCTATGCGTTCTGTGCTGCGTGCCTTGCTGGGCTTGATGTTGCCTGCCGCCGAGTCAGTCTGGATCGCCACGTTCGACGCCTGCCAGGCGAGCACAGGATGCCCGCCGTGCCGTAGCTTGCCGGCCACCACCCAGTTCTCGAGCTGCTTGCTCGGGCCGCTGAGTGAGCCGTAGCCCTGCCGAAAGTTTGTCATGGTTAGGCCATCGCCTTGCAGTTGCTGGCCCAGTTGCGCACTGTTCCACGGGTCCAGGCCGATGCCACGGATTCGGTACTTTAAAGCCAGGGCGTTGATGTCACGACGCACGTGCTCGAAGTCCGTGACGTTGCCTTCGGTCATGTTTAGGAAGTGCTGCCGCTGCCACGTGAGATACGGCACCTTGTCGCGCCGCTCGCGCTGGTGGGCGTTGTCGCTTGGAATCCAAAAGTGGGGCTCAACCCAGAAGGTGCCATCGTCCAGCGGGAAGATCAGCACAAACGCAGTCGTGTCGAACGTCGTGGCTAAGTCGAGCCCGGCCCAGCACTCACGCCCGGTGAGATCCACGGGGCAGGGCTCGTTACCCTGCGCCCAATGATCCATCCGCAGCCAGCGTGTGCTTTGCTCCGTCCACTGGTTTAAAAAAAGTTGGCGAAAAACATTTTCATACGTCGGCATCTCTACAGCACGCGCGCACTCGCTCCGCAGAAAGTCCATCTTCACGGACACGCCGAGGTTTGGGTTTGCCTTCTGCCACGTCTCTTCAGATTTCCAGTCGGCCTTGATCTCGGCGGCGTAGATCGCAGGCAGGAAAGTCTCGTCCGTGATCGCTCCGCTCTGCACGGCGAGTGCGTACTGCCATAACTCCCAGCACACTGACTTTCGGTCGTAGCCAGCAGTGGTAAGCGCGACGGTGAGCGGCTGCCGCCGCGCCCCTTGACTCGACAACATCACCTCCCACATCTCGCGGTTGCTCACGTGGAGCTCGTCAAAGATCACGCCGTGAGCGGATAGGCCATGTTGAATGCCGGCCTCTGCACTCAACGCCTTGTACGTGGCATGCGTTGACTCCCGCACGATGGCATTGCGGTAGACCTTCAAGTGCTTCCGCAGCACCGGCGACTGCTCGACATAAACGCGCGCCATGTCGAACACCAGGCGTGCCTGGTCCCGCGAGGCGGCGCAGGAATAGACCTCGCATCCTGGCTCGTCTTCCATGAGCAGCTTCAATGCGATGCCAGCGCACAGACTGCTCTTGCCGTTCTTGCGCGGGATTGCCAGCAGGCTTGTACGCACCGTGCGCTTGCCGCCGGAAGTGCCAAACAATTTTCGCACGTAGTCCTGCTGCCACGGCTCCAGCAGGAACGGCTTGCCGCCGAGCTCGCCCTTTGCGTGCGTCAGGTAGTTGTGAAAGAACTCGACCGCGAAACAGCTGCTGCAGTTGCCGCAGGGCTTAGCCAGCGAACACGCGGGCGTCCCGGTCGTCCGTTTCCTGCTTCGGCTCTTCGACATGCAACGATGTCCTAGCAGACGGGTTGAGCCCAAAGTCTTGCTCGAGCTGCCGCATCTGCACGGCGAGCTTGTGGGCAATCGAAACCTCTGGCCGCTGGGCGACGTACTTCACATCGCCCTTGTCGTTAAGGATCGGGTACGTGTCGCCTTCTGCCTTTAGTTTCGCCCGCACTGCAAGCCACCATTCGTACGTGTCGCAATACCTGGCGAGGGCTTCAACGTCGGCCTGCGTCATCACCTTTACGGCTTGGAGCATCGGAAGAAGCTCAGCCCAGCGGGCGGCGGCCACGTGCCCGAGGTACGCCGGCATAGTAATGCCATTGGCCGGCGGTGCGGGCTCGTTGCGGTTTAGAGGGCGGCACCCTGGATTGCCGCGCAAGACCTTTAGTTGCGTTGGCGTCGGCCTCGGGCCACGTTTTCCCATCGCTTTACCGATCCTTCCAAGTCAAGCCGCAACTGCCCCCAGCTGCGGGCTCGCTTTTTATTGTTGCATTTACGGCACAGGCACTGCGAGTTAGGGAAGACATTACCGAGGCTGCCTTCCTCAGTAAGCGGCACGATATGGTCGTGCTCTGCGTTGCGAGGGTCTGGCCGGCGGGTCTTTGTGTCAATGATGTATTCACGATTGCAGTCAATGCGGCACATCTGGCACACCCAGCCGTCACGTTCAAGCACCGCACGGCGGGTGCATTGCTCGTCAAACGGCACACCCAAGAGCTTGCATTTTTTCCGCAGCGAAGTTCGCAAAGCACCTGCAGAAGCTGAAGCCAGGTGCTTCTTGCTCAAGTTTTTTTGCGGCCTGTCTGATCCCCATCGGTGGTCCCATGCGCATTCACGGCAGCAGTATCTTCGACCGTCTTGCCCTAGTGCTGTTTTGCGTGGCCCCTGTGCTTCTCGTTCAATCTTTTTGCCGCATGCCGGATTTTGGCAGAAGCAATCTGGGAGCCGCATGTGCTCTGTCCTGCATTGCCAGGAGCAGCAACGGCGGCCCTTTGCATGCTCGGATGGCGTCATCGTAAATTCCCTTCCGCATCTTGTATTTGCGCACACGGCCTGAAAACGAGTTCTTTTTGATGCCGTTCGGCATGCAGCAGAGCATGTTTTTTGCTGCTTGCGGTTAGTGCAGAACGAACGCCCGCAATGCTCACAAGTTTTTGCGTGTCGCTGTTTTTTACTGGCTGCTGGTGACATTTCCGCAGCATGCGGGTGGTGTCAAACAGCGGGCCTACCCCCTTGCGATTACTTGCGTAAATGAACGCAGCACAGGCGACCGGGGTTTTTATTCTTCAAAGTTGGGGTGATTCGACCCACCCTGCCGCGCCGGTTCCGGCCGGTCGGCTGGCTGCGTTTCGGCTCGCGCGGCTCGGCAATTTTGCTCGGCTCGCGTCTTTTTTCCGTGGCAGCGCACGCACAGGCACTGCCCATTTGCCACGTCGTATCTCGCACCACCTTCGCTCACTGGCACGACGTGGTCTGCGTGTGCTTCTCTCTTGTCGCCACACACGCGACCGCAGGAGGCACAGGCCCAGGCGGCCCGTGTTAATACGGCCAGCCTCCAGGCCCTGTGTGCCTTGTCCGTGTACCCACGTTGGTATGCGTTGCCCCTCGTGCTCTCGTCCCTGCGTCGGCTGTGCAACGCAAGGCGAGGCGGCCGATAGGCGGGCATGCGTTGTGGCATAGGGGGGGGCGTCTACGCTGCTGGCACGCCGGGGGGGGCGTCAGCTCTTAAACATCACGAACCCAGTCGTGCCCGTGCTGTTCGTGGTAGCCGACACGATCTTCAGATATTCCGTGCCGAACACTTCATCAGGAAGCGAGTACGCCCGGCCTTCCGTGCTCGAGGGGGCAAGCGTCAGATCCGCCACGCTGCCATCCGATTTGTACAGCCGGCGGAATACACTCGTAGGCGTCGGGGCGGCCCACATCTGCAGCGTGGCGGCGTTGGTCGAGATCGTGCCGATCGAAAGCACAGCCCCAGCCACGTCACGCATATCCAGCGTGGTGGCCAGGCTCGTGGCCGTGTGCAAAGTGATGTCGAGGTCGCGGCACTTACGAAAGAGAATGGCGTCGGGCATGCGTGGTCTCCTGTGCTTCTAGGCTAGGCAGGTGCGGGCTTCCCCTTGCAGTGCGCCGCGGCCGTCTGTCGCCGCAGTAGCGCACTTCAGCCCGGCGGCTCGGGGAGTGGCATCCACGCGATCGGCGGATCAATCTCGTTCCACTGGTCGGCAGCAGACCACACGGTCATTCCTATGAGTTCTCTGCGGACTGCCGTAGCCATGCCGTCTTTCCTCTGCACCCAGCAAGCCAAAACGTGCTCGCCGACTTCCGGCAACCGCTCGTTCACCGGAATCCAGCGGCGTTCAGATCGCAGGCGTTCGACCTCTTCCTCTAGGTCTTGCGTCTCGGCATACAGCCGCCGCTCCGTCTCGGTGCAGTCGCAGTTCATGGGTTTCTGATCGCAGATCGGGCAGGCCATCAGTCTCTCCCTTCGCTCAAGAGCGTCATTTAACTCATCAGTTCTGGCACGGGCTGCTTTGGGGCCAGCCCGCACAGGCCACGCAGGCGAGCGTTTTCGGATCGCAGCCTATCAATCTCGTCTGCGGCTTTCCGCACCATCTCGGGCGTTCCGTAATACGGGTAGCCGGGATCAAGAACCTCGTCGGCGTGCTTCCGCAGGCGAGCAGGAAGGTTTTTCATTTGTTTCTCACTTTCGCCCCAAAAGTGCAACACAACCGGCGTTGTGTTCCACAAGTGAGACTCTCTCTGCGGCGTGTTGCGTCAAATGTCTAGCAGTTCGGCCGGGATCATCGCCCTCAGTTCGTCGCACAGCATGCGAGTCTCGCCGCTTGGCGTTCCGTATTTCGTCAGCGACCGCAGCCGCTGGTCGATTTGCCATAGCACCTGCAACGCCTCGCTGCCCAGCCTCGCGGCATCGTACTCGGCCTGCTCGTCGGGGAGCGTGAACTTTAGGATGGCGATCACAGATATACCGGCGGTGTATTCCTGGCGCTCAGATCGAAGAACATTCTACCCGTGCGGACCAGCGGCGCAATGCCATTCCGAAAGAAACCTATGCCCGTTTTTCTTTCGGCAGCGGTTTCGTAACGGCATCCTATTTCGGGATTAGTGGCTGTCAGCCAGTCCGCCGGAAATACCGTGCCGTCTCCTGGTGCAAGAGCGTCATACCGTATCCGGTATAGCCGTCTCTAAGGTGAAGAGCGTCACGCTGGCGGCGTGTAGATGTATCCCGGTGCGGTGATCGCGTCGAACAGGGATTGGTCTGCCGCGTAGTAGCCTCGCACCGCAGCGGCCTGCTCCGGCGTTAGCGTTGGCTTCTCGCGTCTTGCCTCATTGGTGTTTGGCATCGGCCCCGTAAAGCCGATGAACGACGCCGCCTCTGCGATATGGCTAGGGAACCGAAAGCAGGTGGTGGCACCGACCGCGTACTTGTTCTGGTGGAAGAAATGAACATTGTCCCGCAGCCTGTCTGGTCTGCGGGCTGGCAACCCTCGCGATGCCCTGCGTCTGGCCCGCGCTACGCGCCGTGCCGCTGCGACCTCGTCTGTCGGCGCTGGCTCTCTCACGATGGCCGTGTCGTTGACCAGCGATTCGATGGCCTGCGGGACGTCCTTCCGCCGTAGGCCGACCTGCTGCATCGCGGAAATGAAACGATCAACGGGATCGCGAACCAGCAGCACAACAGGGTTGGCTGGAGTGTGCGACCCCCTCGCCAGCCAGTGCCACTGCCGATCATCAGCCGTCACGCCAGCCGGGAACGCGGCTGTGCGGATAAGCCAATCCTCACGTGGCTGGAACTGCGAGATGATCGCCCTCGCCATACTGGACGAAGCCACTTTGGCGTTGAGGGCGATGCTGTAGTTCGGGGTGTTGAAGTAATACATCAGAAATACCACACTCCCAGTTGCGCGGCGGGCGGGGTGAAGTTGGCCGTGTAAAGGGCGATGCCTTTGACGATGCGGAGGTCGTCTATGTAGCCGATGAATTTGTACCCCCCAGAAGTCCTGTCGCTGCCAATCGTCAGCGGCTCGCTGTTCGCATTGAAGGCACCGCTGATCGTCGCCGTTCCGTTCAGCACTCCGTTGACGTAGCACCTACATAGCGTGCCTTGTTTGGTGAAAGCGATGTGCGACCACACGTCATCGGCGGGCGATGGCCCAAGTGAGTTGCCGCTCCAATATGGCGAGCCTGTGTTCAGCGATGTTTGATTGTCGCCACCGTTAGTGTACGACGCCCAGCCGCTTGGGAATCCGCCAGCGCAGACAAGTCCGTATGGCGTGTTGAGGTCTGACGACGACGGCCGAACCCACGCTTCAATCGTAAAGTCGCCGTCGCCAAAGTCGAACGCCGCGTTGTATGGAATCGTCACCGTGCTGGAGCCATCCAGATACAGCGACGATCCGCCGAACTTGCTCTGCGCCGTACTGACAACGGCGTTGCCTTGTGCGGTTGCCGTCAACGCGAGCGGTGACGAGTCCGCGAGGTTCCCGTTGAAGTTCATCAACAGGGACGTTGTTGGCGGCACCGATCCGAACACGGTGTAGCCCTTCGCCGTCGCAATCGTCGGCGTGTCGGCAACGATACCGGGATTGTCAGCAACGAACAGGTGCCCCGTGCCGGCGTCTAGGTCGGCATAGAACTGGTCTATCGCGGCGGCAGGCAGCAAGTTGTTTGTGATCACGCCGCCTTCGTAGGAGGCTGGCGTGCCGGGATTGTAGTGCTTGCCCGCCCACCCACCGGGCACAGCCGCCGTGCTTCCCAGCGACACGCTTTCTGCCCGCACCTTCGTCAACGCATTGCTGCTGATGTCGAAGCCGTCGAACTGACCGGATGGATAAACGCCAAATGGCACGGCGGATGCAGGCCCGGTAGGCGGCGTGAAGTTGGCTGTGTAGAGGGCCAGCCCTTTGGTGATGCGGAGATCGTCAATGTAGCCGACCAAATCTTGATTCGCAGCCCCGCCACCACCGATCCTCAGCGGCACTGACGAGTTGAAGATCGAAGACGATGAAGAGAACGACTGACTCAACACGCCGTTCCAATATACGGAGAATGTCGATCCGTTGCGGACAAGAGCAATGTGCCCCCACGCATTATTGTTGACCGTTGCTGTGCCGCCGCCGTTCAGTTCCCATCCTGTCCCGTTAGACGATACGACGAGGTACGTTGTTCCGCCGAAAACGTACAGCACGAAAGCCAAGTCGCTTTCGCCCGCCGCGCGCTTGCCGACGATGGTGTTTGGGTAACTTGCGTCCGTCGGGTACACCCACGCTTCGATAGTGAAGTCGCCGGTGCCGAAGTCGAACTCGCCTTCGTTGGACACTTGCAAGTAGTCGCCGTTGCCGTCGAAGTACGCGCTCGCCCCGCCGAACTTGCTCTGCGCCGTGCTGATCGCCGCGCCGCCGACGGCTGTCACCGTCAGCCCATTTGGCGACGAGTCGGTGAACGTCGTGCTGCCGTTGCTGCCGTTGAAGTTGAGTAGCAGGGAAGTCCCTGCCTGCACCGCCGGATAAATCTCAAACGCCCGCTGATTTCCAGCCGCAGCCTTAGAGAACGTGTCGCCGTCCGCGTACACGGTAGTCGTGTTGTCCCACCACTTCACAGCGTAGTAGCCCGTGTCCGACGCGGCTGTGCCGGTGACGTTGCCAGAAGATTTCGTTGTCAACCCCCAGACACGCGAGTACCCCTTCGTCGTGAAGACGGGTGCGCTTGCGCCGGATGCCTTCGGCAGCATCAGTCTGTTGTTCATCGCCATGGAACGACGCCCTTGTGTTTAGCGGCTGCGGATCGCGAGGACGAAGACGGCGGCGAGGAGCAGACCCAATACCAAGTGCTCGAACATCAGTTAGCCGTCTCCGTCTCAGGCAAGCGGGCGGCTGCCGACTTCGGTTGTAGGGCATAGAGCAAGCGGGTCTGCTCGGCGATCGCTTGGCCGATCTCTTTCTGTGTCTCAGCAACTTCACGCAGGAAGTCCCGGTGGGCCTCAACCATCGGCAGGATGATGTCCTGGCGGCCGACGAACAGCAGGGCGCATGCCACGAGGGTAGCGAACCCGTACCGCTCCAGAATCCCGAACAGCGTGCTTTTCACTTCGTCTGTCACTTGCGCATCTCCGTTTGCCAACCTAGCAGCAGTGCCCGATTGCTGGCAGATTGAAGCCACCACCTCAGCACGGCCTTGACGATCTCGGAGAGCAGGGCTGACAGCACGAGCGTGAGGATGATTCCCATGCCGTAGTTCTGGCGTTCGCTCCGTTCGATGCTCTTGGCGATCTCGTGCATTACCATGCC